GCTGAGAGCGCCAAGCGAGCCAATGAAGTTGGTGTTGCCGTGGCTCCATTTCAGCGTTGTTCCGCCATGGGTAACCGATAGCCCTGGCGTGTCAGCGGCTCCAGAGTGGGCGAACGAGTATCCGGAGTCGCCTCCGGCAACCGCAAGAGCGTCGCTCGAATGCGTGATCGTCACGTCGCCGTTGTTGAAATTGATGACGGCTCCGGACGCCAGGAACAGGTCACCCCACATCTTCGTCGCGGAGCCGAGGGCGCCGCTATCAGACACTGTCGGGTAGAGTGTGCCGGTCGTATCGTCGATGGCTACGGCCGAGGACTGCACACCCTTCGACGTGCCGTCCGACCGGATGATGACGTTATCGGTGCCGAACGTCGCCGCCGCGCTGACGTCACCCGTGCCGGCGCCGTCCGAGCCCTTGTTGCCGGTGCGCTCGAACATCACGGCCAGAATGGCGTTGTTGCTCGGCAGCGTGCCGCCGGCCGTGTAGGTCACGGGGATAGTACGATAGGAGCCGGCATCCGTGATGGTGCCGGAGATTTCAAGCTCGATGAACTTGGTGCGGTCGGACACGTCGAAAATGCGGAGGTGTCCATAGTGCGCCGTATTCGTCGAATCGTCCCACGTCGCGATGACGGCCGCCAGCGCCTCAGAGTTTCTGCCGGTCTCACTGATATTGACCTGAGTGACGCTGGCGATCGTCGCGCTGTTGAAGAGCACCTTTCCGGCCCCAGGATCGCCGCTGGTCGCCGTGTTGAAGGCGTAGTCCAGGCCGGTGTTCGGACCTGTCAAACCCGTGCTTCCGGTCGAGCCCGTCGCACCGACATCGCCAGCGATGCCGATCGTCCACGACGAGTACGTGCCGGAACCGACGACGCGATCGACGAGGACCGTCAGGTTCGGCGCACTGTAGGACGTGATGACGCCCTCGGCGTAGTTTGAGCCGTCATAGGCGACGCGCACGCGCTGGCCGGCCGTGTAGGCGAAGCCGGACGCGACCGACCACGTGACCGACCCGGTGACCAGGGCGACGTTGGCAGCCGACGTCCCGCCGTAGCCCGCTCCGGCAGAGCCGGACGTTCCTGTCGCTCCGGCATCGCCAGCAACGCCGATGGTCCACGAGGTATATGTGCCTGAGCCGACCGACCGATCGGCCGTGATCGAGAGGGTGGTGCCAGAGTAGCTGGAAACCGTGCCTTCGATGTAGTTCGACGAGTCCTTCGCGACGCGCACGCGCTGGCCGGTGACGTAGGCCAGGCCGCTCTGCGTCGTCCAAGTCTTCGTTCCGCTCGAGCCGATCGCAACCGACGAGGTCGAGGTGCCGCCGTAGCCGGAGCCCGTCGCGCCGGTTGATCCGGCGGGACCTTGCTGCGCTGTTAGATCTAGAATTTCGAGCTGACCATAAACCTCATTTTCGCCGGATACGTTGCGAACGCGGCCCAGCCCTGACGTGCCGCCCGTATTCGTGACGTAGTATTGCAGCTCTATATTTGTCGTCGTGCCCGTCAAATCAATTACGCCCGACACGACCGGGGATACGCCGGCCAGGATCGAGGCCGGTCCAGTTCCAGACGTGTAGTTCGCAGCATAAAGCTGCGGTGACACGCCGAGATTGACGGAGTTTGTCGTGTCGCGGAGTCGAATTTGCGTTTCGGCCGTCGCGTAAAACGACTTCGTCGCACGGATCAGAAATTTACCCGTAACCCCGGTGAACGTGACGACACTGCTTGATATGGAAACGCCCGTGATGTTATTACTAATTGTGGTATTAAGCGTGGCCTTTGTCCATGCGTTCGCCGTTGGCGTTCCGCCTGCTGTGTTCTGCGCCTGTTCCTCACGAAACAATGCACGTCCAAGATAGGTCGCAGTCGGCGCGGTTACGTTGGTCCAAGCCGTCCAGTTCGAGCCGTTGAAGACGTAGAGGACGTTTTCGTCCTGGACGTAGGCGCACCATCCGGCTTCAGGGACGAATTCCGTCCATCCGCCGACGCCGTTCGCCTCGTAGATCCGCTTTTCGGTCCACGGCGAGGACGCACCGACCGCAGCAAGATATTTCGTGCCGGCGGTCGGACCAGATGGCGGGGTCGTGGTATAATCCGCGCACGTCACCCATCCCTGAGCGGGAAGGCGAACCTCACCCGCCTCGGAGATCGTATACCAGTTGACGTTGTCCGAGACGATGACAACCGACTCACCCGGCACGTCGAGCACGCGTCGGATCTTGTTCGGAGTGCCATCCGTGATGATGACGCGACCGGCCGTCCCCTTGTGACGGATCAGAGCCCACAGGCCATCATCGACGCCGGTTGTTGCCGTGAGCGTGACGGTGACGTCACCGGACGTCGGGTCGATGTTCCAGACCTTCGAGACGTCCCCGACACCGAGCGTGAAGGACGACGTTGCCGACTCGACCGGCGTAGAGGGAGCGGTTGGCGTGGTCTCCGCAGTCGCCGTGATCGGGGTTACGGGGAGGTTGTCGACGGTGTAGATCGTGACGCCGTCCGCGTCCTTCAGCGTGATCTTGTAATCACCTCCGGCGGGATTGAGGAACCACGCAGCGAAGCGCCCCGCCGCATCAGCAACGAGGGGGTTCGTGTGCATCGCCGATCCCGCCGCGTTGGAATAGATCGTCCTCGGCGTGGTCGTGCCCGCGTCGTAGACGTAGAGCAGCGCTCCCGGCAGAGCCGCGGCGTTGTCGTCGAGCGCGAAGTCGCGGGGGAGGTTCATGTAGGGATAGGTCATTGACGTTTAACCCCGGAAGGTTAGGATTCTTGTTGCAGACTCAACGGAGGGGCGGATGCGCGTGCGCGGAAACGAGCCGGGAAGCGTTGGGATCCCAGTCGCGTTCAGGACTGTCGGAGAGTTGATGTCGGCTTATGACCGGCTGCCGAAGCCGGTGAGAGAGTCCGTTGCGAACGCCACGCACGACATGGACGTCGTCGAGCTTGCACAGGTGGCCAAGAAGCGCCGATGGTCCGTCGAGCAGATGATTGCTGCGGTCGAATGGGTCGACGCACGCGCTAGCGGCGAGGCCGCCTAGCGAGAGGATTGTCCGGAGCATCGCCGAATCCGCCGGACGGTGCTCTGGCATCCCCCTGCGGCGTCTGCCTCGGCCCTGACACCCACCGACCGCTCACCGGGTCGCGCATCCCGTGAGGCGTCTCGACGAGATCAGGTCCAGACCTCACCGGGCTCGGCGGGTTGGCTGAAAACCGCCCCATGGACTGGGCATCGCCCATGGTCCGGTCATAGGCCTGCCACTCGGGGCGAGACTCGAAGCCCTGCGGACCGCTCTTGACGATGCCGCCGATCCGGAGATCGGCCCCAGGGCCGCCGACGATCCCGAGATCCGTCGCGAGGGCCTGCATCCGTTGCGGACCGCGATAGCCAAGATATTCGGCGGTGATCTCCAGCATCTTAGCCGGGTCGGGGGACGCGAGCACGCTTTCCTTGCTGATCTTGCCCTTCTGGACGAGCCATTGCAGACGGTCGCGGGCGTTCGTGCCGTCGAAGTCAGGCATCGGCTGTTGCGTCTGCCCGCGGGGCTCGGCGAGGTACTCCTGGCCCCGCCTCACGCGAGCCTGAGCGGCCGGGTTGTCCTCGTAGGTCAAGGCGTCGGTTCGGACGGCGGGGCGGCGGTACCCTTGCAGCTCTCCGACCCGCGTGAATGGGACACCGTTGATCTGAAGCGGTCCGTCCAACTGATCAATGAGCGACGGTAAAGGGCTCTTGTCGGTTCGAACAGACGTGGGCCTCTGATCCGCGATCAAGGGGTTGACCGGAGTTCGGCGGAGGTACACGGGAAGTTCAGAATCGGGCGGCATCGGCACGCCGAGGGGCGATGGTCGCCGCATCTTGAGGTCCGGGATGTCGTACATCCCGAAGCCGCGCGTATCGACAAGCTGGTTTTCACCTGTCAGCTTGCGGATATCATCTCCAATAGAGACGATTCGATCCTTTGCCGCAGCCCGCTGCGCAACTTCATCGGGGGTCATCGGCCGAGTCAGCCCGTTTAGCCGCTCATACTCCGCCGCAACCGCTTCGCCTTCTCTCTGCAGGCGGGCAAGACGGGCATCGTCGACACCGGCGCGAACCTCACGGGTCGCTCTGGCGAGAGGGTTGACCACAGTACCCGCGACATCGGATGCCGATTGGCTGACCTTCCCGGCGGCGTCCTTCACCACATAAGGCAGGTCTGCGACGGTCGCAGCGGTCGCGCGCAGCGCGCTCCTCGGCTCGGACAGAGGGTTGACCGGCGGGGACGACTCCGCAGATTGAGCCAGCGGATTGCGCGCCATCAGCTTGCGCGCCGCCAGAGCCCCGCCGAGTCCGCCGACGACAAGCCCCATGCCGAGCTGGCCCCACGACGGCATCATGCTCGACGGGGTCGCGTCTGGGGACATCGTCACGGGCGACATGACCTGATCAATACCGCCAGAAACCATCATTTGACGGGACGGCGGGCCCGTAAGACCAGGCCTAGGCAAAATGTCTGGCCCGAACCCGGTTTCCATCTGCCGCGCAACGCCGATCTGGCTTTGCACGTCCGGCGACGCGTACTGACGGCGGTAATCTGCGAGCTGCTGCTCGAGTTGAGAGAGCAGCATGCCGAACTCTTCGGCCTGAAGGCCCTGGACGTCTGCCATCGTCAGCGTCTCTTCTCTTTCTGTGACCTCTGCCAACTCGTCAACTCGGTTGAGAGCAGGGCGAGGGCCTGGCCGAGCTCAGGATCTCTCTGCGCTGCGGCTTGCAAGCGCTGCTGAAGCTGGGCTGTGCTCGGCGGTTGGCGCCCTGCCGCGACAGCCTGGGCGATTTCCAGCTTCGCCCGTGTGACTGCCGTCACAAGACGTGCATACTGCGGTGAGGCGAGGAGAAGCGACGCCGTATAACCGCCGAGAACGGCAGCGATCGTCTTGAGTGGGTTCGTGAGAAGGCCGGCTATGGCGCCAACTCCGATACCAGAGTTGATCAGGTTCGTTGCGGTACGCGACCCGTTCACCGTGGCCTCGAACTCGGCCATCGCGCGGCTGACACGGACAAAGTCTTCAAGCGCAGGGTTATGGCCCCAGATTGCAGCGCGCGCCTGCGGAGACATCTTCTCCCAATTCGTCGTGAACGTCTGAGGAGAGAACCCCGTCTCGGCGACGTAGCCGCGTGCAGACGGGTTCGGCCGCCACATCTCGCGCAAAAGAACGCCAGACACCTCGCGCCACTGCTCGGCCGGGAGAACAGAACGGGCCGTGTTGATGAGGCCGATATTCCCGCGCCCTCTATCGAGGGCTGCGGCTTTCAGGCGCGTGATGGCGGCTTCTGGATTACGCGCGTCCAGAATCGACATGAACTGTTCCATGCGGTCGAGGCCGACGCGGGTATATCGGTCTGCTCGACGAAACTCGTAAAGGGCTCGATCGGCGCGGCGGGCGACGTCTGGGCTGACGTAGTCCGGGGCGTTGTTCGATCCTCGCGTCTGTCGCCACGCCCGCTGCGCGATCGTCGTATATGCGGACTCCATGTCCCGCGACAGAGCGCCGTAAATCTGCCTGAGCTGTGTTCTATCAAGACGCGCGTCATACTCCCCGAACGTCGACAACGCGCGGCCGACCTCTGTTCTCGCAGCCCGCAAAGCTTCAAGGGTAAAGTTGCTGTTCCGGTTGAGAAGCCTTTCCGCAAGCCGTCCGAACCGCCCACCTTCTGCAACGCCCCCTGAGATCGTGGCCGCCGCTTCATGCCGAAGGATTCCGTTGATTACCTCAGCTGCGTGGCGCGTCGGAACGAGGTTTGGATTGCGTGAACCATCCGCCCGCATCAGAGGAGGGAGCTTGTTGTGAGCCAGCTCGTAAAGGGCTTCCTGCCGCGCGGTGAACGACGTGTCCCGCGCCGGGACCTGAGCAAGGCGCGTCAACTCGGCTTCGCTCATGTCCGCGGGGCCGCGGCGCATCATCATCTGCTGATCGCGCGGCGTCACATTCTGGACGTCACGGCCTCGGATGTTTACGGCTCGGTCCTGGACGCCCGCCGCCTGTCGTGCCGCCTCGGCTTCCTGAATCAACCGCTGTTGGGCAGCCGTCGTCCGCTGCGGTACGGGAAGCGGCTGGAACGGCTCAATGTTCATGTCGCGGAGTGTTTGCGGAGGCAGTTCGGTGACTCGTGACGTCCGCGCCGCGTCAAGCCCCCTCTGGAGCTCGACCCCGGCTTCCTGTGGCGTGCGAAGCGTCGACAACCCGTCCGCAACACGCTCCCCGGCAGCGCGCGCGCCCTGGTAAGCGTCCGTAACTGCGGTTCGCATCGGCTGACCGACGAGAACTGTGTCGGCAAGCTGACGGCCGACCGACGACGCCGGCCCTTCACCAAGCATTGGGCCAACGGGGCGAACGCCTGATGCATCGAAGGCGTCCGCCGTCCTCAACCGTTCGCCGAGCCGCCCCGCGTCGACTTCTGCATTACGGGCGACAAGTTGCCCAAGACCTGACGTCTGAGGGCTTCGAGCTGCAGCGATGCGGGCCGCCTGATAGCCGCCGTACCCGAGGCCGGCAGCAAGGGGCAGACCAAGCGGGTTTGTAGCAAAATCCCCGACTGCTGAGAGGCCGGATTCGGCGCGCGCCCCGACGCCGCCTTCGCCCTCGCCCGCGCCCTGAACGAACGACATCCCGGCGCCGAGACCGGCCGTCCGCCCGGCGAATGAGACGGGCCCGCTTGCCCCACGGAAAGCCCACCCGAACGGGGCGACCTGCCACGGCGCCATACCGGCAAGAGCTCCAGCCGTAGCAAGGCCAGGATTGGTCCGCCTCACGGCATCAAGCTTCTGCCGCTCGTCGGCAACGGCCGTGTCATAGTCTTCCCCGGCCATCGCGCGCGCGCCGGCTAGCGCTTCCTCGCCGAAACTGAACAACGTGGTCTGAATTGCACTGCGTCCGTATGCCGCCGGGATGCTCTGCCCGCCGCGCGCTTTCTTTTCCGCGTCGGCTTCTTCCTGAGACGGCATGCCGGGCATCGGCGGAAGCTTTGGCGCTTCCCCTCGGCTCTTCCGCTTCAGATCATCCGTGATGTTTTGATCCGCGGCACGCAAGCGCATCAAGATGCGATCGACGAGGCTTGCCGGCTCCATGGGAGCGGTCGGCTTCACGATCTCGTCTCTCTCCCACGGCGCGGGAGAGGGAGCCGCGACAGCCGGCGCGCTCACCTGAACGATAGGGTCAGAATCCCAAGGGTTTGCCATCAGGGCTTGCGCCTAATGTTCCCGTTCGGATCGACGTAGACAGACCCAGGCGGAAGCGCTTCATAGTCGGCGGCTGATCTGATTTGAACAGGTTGCGCGGTCGTCTTTTGCTGCGCCGCGGGCGTTTGCGGAGGCGTCGTCACCGGAGGCATGGGAGCCGTCGTCAATCCTGGAACTGGCGACAAGGGGGCAGAGGACTGTGGCGGCTGAACTTGAGCTGGCATCTGAGCTTGAGCCGACCGCCCGGACTGAATGTCCTTCTGAGCGCGGCCAATAAACCCCTTCATGCGGGTGGACAGATCACCCATAACTGCATCAAGCGTTTCCGGCCGTTCGCGCACGGTCGCAATCATTCGCGTCAGGATCTCGCGTTCCTTGTCGGTGATCGTGCCCTGCCCCTTCATCTCAGCCTTGGCCAAGGCGAGCTCGAGTTGAGACAGGCGAGAATCGATCGTACCGCGAAGCGCGGCGCGGTCCTTATCGCCAAGCGGCGTCATGTCCCAAACGCGGCCGACCACGCTCCCCGCGACCGGGCCGACGCCGCCTTGCTTCACGAGCCCGCGCAACGCCTCGGCATGTTGAATGAACTCGTTCGCCCCTTCGATGCCGGTGATTTTGGCAGTGCGCCACTCCTCGTCATCCTTGGCGCGCTGCTTCTGCGCTTCGATCTGATAGGGGTTTTCTTTCTGCCCGGCGGTTGCCGCCTGGGCTTGGAATAGGCCGGCGTGAGCGCGCGCAAGCTGCGTCTGCGCCTGGATCAACCCTTGCTGTAACAACGCCGCTTTATCGTAGGCGTGCGACTTCGCAAGCTGCTGCCCCTTCGTCGGGTCCAAATACTCCGCCGGCAGGTTGATGCCCATCCGCCTATACATGGCGAGGGTCTGCCCCCACTGCTCCGGCGTCGCATTCTCGGCGAGCTTGCCGATCCGCTGCCAGGTGTCCATCTCGTGCTGGGCTTGCTTGAGCTGATGCTCTTGGATTTTGAAGCCCGCGTCGAACTCTCCCGCACCGTAAAGCGCCGCTTGGGCCCCCTTGCTGTCGCCGGCCGCCATGCTTTTGCCGGCCGCCAACAGAGCGTTGTCCTTCCGGTCGGTGCGGGAGTCCGCGACGCCCTGGCGATGCGCCTGAATCGCCGCGAGCGGGTTGAACGGCGTGACCTCGGGCTGCGGCTGAGCGAGGATGTTCCAATTCACGGCCATGGATCAGCCCCCGTATGAGGTCCAGGTGTTCCAACCGCTCGTCGGAGCGCTGGCCTGCTGGTACTGCTGCGGCCCCTGGCGGCCCATGCCGTAGCCGTAGGCCTGCATCCCGCTGTTGAGGCTCTGCGTAAGGGCATTGATCGGCTGCATGCGGCTCTGCGCTCGCATCTGGCCCGCCGCGAGGTAGGAGTTCGCCGCGTCCTCGCCCTGGCCGGTGTACATCCTCGCCATGTCACCGCCGTAGCCGTACTGCGTGCGGGCGGCGGCGTCGGACGCGCCCTGGCCCTGCTGCATCAGCGGGTTGTAAGCCGCGCGGCGCCGTTCCGTCGCGTCGGTCAGGAAGCTGTAACCCTGGCGCTGCAGCGCCTTGAGCGTCGCGCCGGACATCCCCATGCCGCGCGAGAACGCGGACGCGTCGATCTGCCGTCGGCCCTGGTCAAGCCCGGACTGATAGCCGGGGTCACGGATCATGTCGTCGTTCCAGCCCTGCTGCGCCTCGCGGCCACGCAAGCCGATGCTGGTCTCATACGCAGCGCGCGCCGTGTCGCCGGACTGGATTAGGGGGTTGTAATACCCCATCGCCGAGTCCCGGCCGGCGGTGAGGGCATTCCTCCCCTGCTCAAAGCCCTGAGCCTGAGCAGCGCGAGCCTGAGCGGCGGCCTGCTCCATGTCGCGGCGGGCTTTTCCGGAGCCCCACATGCCGCCGAGCGTGGAGATGGCAGAACCGCCGAGAAGTGCGAGGCTAAAGGGGTCCATCAAGGCGTCTCCAATGCGGCGATGCGCGCTTCGAGCTCGACGATTTTCTCGCGGATCGCATTCAACCAGTGCAGCATGGCGGGCGACCACTGGCCCGACTTCATATCGACCGCGTCCCGCGCTTGCGGCAGGACCGGAACAGGACGGTTCGCCATCAGGGCGACGCCAGGTCCACGTCTACCGCGAGGCCGAGCAGCCCCCGTCCGACCGCAGCAGAAACGCTGATCTCGATCTGTGTGCCGAGCGGTCGACCAAGGCCGAGGCGGCGGAACGCCACGCGCTTGCCGCGCTCGCCGATCCGGCCGAGAGAACGACGCTGATCGCCGCCCCAGGTGTTGCCGCCGTCCCGGCTGATGCGGAGCATAACCTCAGGCCCCGTGTCCTCGTCGTCTCCATCGATCAACCCGCGGCCGGCGATCAGGTCGGCGAAGATCGCGTTGATCCTCTGCCGGGCCGGGAACGACTTCGGCAATGCCGTTTGAACCGTCCACACAAGGTCGGCGCCGTCGTCTTCGTAGGCGTCCGCATTGACCTTGAAGAGCGACCCGGACGACGCGGACCCGGCGATGATCTCGCCTGCGAACTCGACAAAACACGACACGTCGAGGCGACCGGATTGATACGTCTGCCACTCGGACCACTTGCCCGACGCGAGGTCATAGACCCACGTCCAAGAGGCAGACGAGATCAGGTAATACGAGTGACCATGAAGGTTGAACGTCGCGGCCGTAATCGTCGTCTGGTCGACCGCGCGAATGGACCGCTCGACGTCGTGCGTCGAGACGCGGACGCCGCTGTACCCGTTGGCGCGACGCACCGTGAAGTCATCGGCGATCCACAAGAGATCCTGCTGGATCTGACCAACAGAGCCGGCGGCACCGATGCCGATATTGATCGCCCCGCCGCCGAGACGCTGAAACGGCGCGTCCGCATCGCCGGACAGCCCCCAAACTTCAACCGTCCGTTCGCCGAAGAACCACAGCTCGTTGCGGAAGGTCACAACCCGGCGCGTGTCGTCCGGGGCACCTTCGTTCGAGGCGAAGTCGAGCGCGTCAACGTCGCTGTCATTGATCGCCGACCAGTAGAATTGCTTGCGGCCGGCGTAGATGAAATATCCAGACAGGAACGTCACATCCACCGGCGGCGGAAGATCCTCGTCGGAGAGCTCGGAGAGCGTCCCGCCTTGCAGAACCGTCACCACGCCGCCCGCGACGAACGCCGTCATCGGAATGGAAGACATATTCGTGGCGTGATAGACCGGCCCGTCAGCCGCGATGCCGCCCGTGAGCTGCGCCGACCCGGCCGAGGTATCGACAGAATAGACGTGCCTCTCGGCGACGGCGTAAAGCTGGTTGTCCACGACGACCAGGGCGCGAATGCCGGAAGCCGTTGCGTCAAGGCTGGCATACGCGTCGAGGCCAGGCCGCGAGTAGATCGCGATACCACCGTCGATCGGCTCGATCACGGCGTTGACGAGCCTTTCGGACCCGTCCTCGCCGAACCGTCCGCGACGCGATTGCGTCGGAAGCGGAATCGGGATCAACGGCGATCAGCCACGAAGCGGACGACGTCCTCGCGATCGTCGTCCTTTGCCGCGGCAAGCAACATCATCGCGCGAGCTGAAATGCGATCGTCCTTCAACCCGTAGGATTCCAGCAGACGATCGGCGAGATTGTAGCCGACCGTCTCGAACCACTCCGGCGGGATGTCGAGATCATTGGAGCCCGTGTCGATGTCCTCGGGATACCGCTGATAGGTGTACTGCACGGTTTCCGTCGTCGCCGAAGCGGGGACCGGCCACACGTAGAGCGTCACTGCGGCCCGCTGATAGTCGACGTAATATTGTGTCGGGATGCCCGTCGAGGTCTTCAGCGGCAGGTCAACGTATTCCTGGCGGGTCAGCAGCGTCATCGGCACATCCCGGCCACTGGTGCTCCGATAGCGCGCCTCGATCACCCGATGAGGCCGCGGGCTGAGGGTGTAGCTTGCCGTGCTCGTCACAAGCGTTGCCGAGCCGAAGGTCTGGCGCCAGAGGTTCGGGCCGTCGCGCATCCAGCCCTTCAGCATCAGATTGAGGTCGTCGAAGGCGTCGGACATCATGTCCGCGCTCGCCGTCTCCGCCTCCTGCAGGATGCGCGTCTTCTTGAGCGCCCACGTTGCAAGCTCGCGGGCATTCAGGGAGTAATTGACGCTGGCGCTGGTGCTCATAGGCTCGCCGCCGTCACGTCGTTATCGTCGAGGAACACGTCGGTTTGTTCAGGGCGAGGATCAGGCACACGCTGGCGGTCCCGCTTGCCGCGAACGAAGTCCTGAGGGTGACGGGACTCCCAATCCTTATGGCAGACGCGCAGTCCGTCCCACCGCTTCCTGGACTGCGACGCGCGCGTTTTGAAGCCGCACACGTCGCAGATGATCCAGTGATCGCCGGGGCGATAGACGTCGTCGCTGCCGGACATCAGCCGTAGACCACGCTGAGATCGTCGGCGCCCGACGTGACGATCGTCAGGCCCGTCTCGAACCTCACGCCGTAATCGAGGAAATACGGCTTGACGTCGGTCGTGTTGGTGATGGTAGCCAGCACGGTTCCGGACGCGGCGGTGTTGTCGTAAACCGTGACCGTGCTGGACGCGATCGGCTTGTTGAGGGTGATCCGCCACAGAGTGCCGGCGCCGCTTTTCACAACGTTGGTCGCGGCGCCGGCAATGTGGGAATACCGCTCGCGGCGGGTCTCACTCATCAGACATCCTCGATCGTGTAGAGCAGCACGCCGGAGAACGTGCCGCCCGTCGCCGCCGAACCGCCGACCTTGCCGTAAACGGCCGTCTTGGCGGTGATCTGCGTATTCAGCAGCACGCCATTCTTAGCCGCTGATACCGCCGCCGTGCCGGTCGCGTCCGCGTCGAGCTCGTTGGCGATTCCGTCGTCGTCACCGGACGTGCCGATGTCGACGGTCGGGTTTGTGCCGCCGGTCGACCCGCCGAAGCCGAGAACATCGAGCGGGACGGAACCGGCGGGCAGGGTGCCGAGAAGCACCTGCGTCGAAGACGTCGGGTCGAACGAGAAGCGGAGGGCGAAGATCGCCCCCGCGCTCGTCGCGCCCGAGGAAGCGCCGCCAGCGGCGGCGCCATAGGGGAAGCGCGAGACTGGCATCGGTTACGCTCCCGCGGTGCCGTAGATCGAGCGCCAGTCGGTCCAGCCGACAGCAAACCGAATCGTGGACTTCGCCTTCGCGTTCTCGGTATCGAAGTCGTTGTCCTGCTTCAGCTCGACGTCACGCCGGTTGAAGCGGCGCAGGCCGTTCGGACAGTCGGTCTTGATCCACCACGCGTCCGTGTCGGTCAGGTAGTGGTTGACGCACACGCCTTCCGGCAGCAACCCCATCGCCTTGATGGCGTTGACGTCGTTGTTCGCCGTGCCGGACTGCTGGACGCTCTTGAGGATGCGCGTCGCGTTGAACGCCTCGCTCGGCGGAACGATCAGCTTCTTCGGCATGAGCGCGATACGCAGGCCGCGGGAGTTCTTCGCGTTCATGATCTGAACGATCATGTCTTCGATCGCAGCCTCGGAGAGGTCGGCCGCCGTCGCCAGCTCGTTCGACTGCGTGCCGTCGACGGTCGGATGATCCGTCGCGCACATCTCCTTCGCGTCACCGCCGACATAGCTCGAATTGAAGGCGCGGTTGAGGATGTTGGCCGCGACGATCTCCTCGGTCTGCCGGATCGAGAAGGCAAGACCTGCAGCACGTCGACGGCTCACCATCTCGTACTTGTTATCCTCGAACTCTTCGCGAGTCACAATATAGCCGAGGCCGTAGACTACGTTGGTATATCGCTTCGTCGTGCCCTGGCTCTCGGAGTCGTAGGACACCGAACCAGCCTGCGACTTGATCGGCGCGAGACCAAAGCCAGTCACCTCGACGTCCTCTTCATAGGCCTTGTCGGAGGGGGCGGTGTCGAAGATTTCCGCCCACTCCTTCTTGTGCTCCTTGTAGGTGCGGCCCCAGAACGCATGGATTCCCGGCCAGAGAGCGGCGGGATGATTGCCAGTCGTGATTACGCCTGCCATAGGTCAAATCCTCCCTTAGACGCCGGTCGGGTTGCGGAGCGAGTGCAGATTGATCGAAACAAGCATCTTGGCGTTAGCCGAGCCGGGCTCATTGTCGATCTTCTGCGAGAACCCGAGCAACCGGAGCTGCAGGGTGTTGGTCGTGGCTGCCGTCGAGCTGTCGGCCTGGAAGCCGGACAGGCCCGTGGTGGTCGAGCCGGAGCCAGCAACGAGGTCGATGTTCTGGCCGATGTTGGCCGCAGCCAGAGCACCGCCGACGCCGTCCTCCTGGATCTCGAAGACGAGGTCGGGATCATCCGCGACCCAGATGTACCGCTCGGTCGACGCCGCGCGATAGGTGGTCGATGCGCGCCCGCTGGAGCCGGCGCCAAGCACGGGGTCGACCGAGACGACAGAGCCGAGCACGTAGGCGCCGCCGGCAGCCGTGGCGCGAATGGCGCTCGGAACGCCGGCAGCATCGGCAGAACCGCCGATCACGACGGGATCGCCGATGTAGAGGGCCGTGCCGTCAGACGCGGGGACGTAGTAGAGCGTGGCTGCCCCGTTGTAGGGAGCCCCGTTGCGGTGCCGGACGGGACGCAGCCCGAACGGCGTATTGGAGTTTGCCATAGGGTGAGTTCCTGATTGTGGGTTAGGCGCGGTTGGCGTCGATCACGATGCCACCACGCGGGACATACGATTTGTCCGGCTCCGATGCCTGCAGAGTCCCGGCTGTGCTCGACTGGCCGCGAGCGAGCGCGGCCTGGGTCTCATCGACAAGGGTCTGTTCCTTGGCCTTGTCGGCGTTGTAGAATTCCTTGCGCTTCCTCACGAGCACCGCGCGGGTGCCATTGGTCTTGTCGACCACGCGCTCGACCGTCGAACCGACGCCCTTGTCCTTGGCGTCGCGGTTCCCGAGCATCTCGGTCGTCACCACATCCCAGTCGTCATCAACCGTGAGCATCTGCACACGGCCGGGCTTGTCGTTGACCCACCGATACTCGAAGTCCGGGTCAAGCTTGCCGTTGATGGCGAGGTTCCTCATTCGCCCAACGCCAAGATCCTCACGACGGCGCCTTGCCGACCTCTCCTGTTCCTGGCGGGGAGTCGGCTTGACGTTCTGGATTGTGGTCATGATCGAGTCTGTCCTTTTCTCAGACGCCGGGCTGCGAGAAATAGAAATCCGCATACTCGGCGCGGTTCTTGTAGAGGCCTTCATTGATGAACCGGTCCGCCTGCCTTGCCGCGTCGGCCGGGAGGTCGCTGGCGCCACGCTTCCTCGGTCCGGAGCTCACCGGGACACGGCCGCCGCCCTCGACGGAGGCGGGGCGCGCCTGAGCGGCGGGCTTGAGCCCGAACTTGGTCGGGAACTGCTCGCGAATCCTCGCCTCGACAACTTCCATCTGCTTCTCGAACGGAACCGCCGGCATCTCGTCCATGACGGCGAAGAGATGCGCGTTGGTCGCGTGGTAGAGCGCCGGGTTCTTCATCTCGTCGAACCAGGTGTTCTTCGCCTTCCACTGCTTCGCATAGTCGACATCGGAGGGCGGGATGCCGTCGACCGGCTGCGGCTGGCGCTTCTCCGCCACCTGCTGATCAAATCCGTTCAGGTCACGGTCGCGTGCCGTCGTGAGCTGGCGATACCGCCCGGTATCACCCGTCTCCACCGCGGCGTGGATCGCGGCCTCGTACTGCCCGACGATCATGTCCCGCTGTCGCTGCAGGGCGAGGGTGCTCATGCGCTCCATGTTGGCGATCGTCGCCGCGAGCGCGCGCTTGTCCTGTTCCTGCTGAGCGAGCTTGCGTTCCAGCGTGCGGAACCGCTCGGTCGCGATGCCGGGGATCTCCTCCCCGCGCTTCACGAACTCGTCGGCGGGGCGCCACTTCTCAGCCGGGCCTTTGAACTCCTCCTTGGAAACCCAGCCCTGAGCGCGGGCGCGGGCTTCGACATCCTCCGGAGGGGCAGCCGGCGTGACGGGCGCGGGAGCCGGGGCGGCTTCACCGGGAACGGCAATGCCTGTCTCTGGAGCTTCCGGCGCAACCTGGTCGAGCGTGGTCATCGCACCACCTCACGGATGGCGATGACGTCCTTGTCGTTCATCACGCGGTATTCGACGCCGTCGGCGCCCTTGATCGTGTTGCCGGAGTAGCGGGCAAACACCACAGTGTCACCGACGCGCGGCTTGCGAGCGCCATCTGGCCACTGCTCGTAGGTGAACGCCAGCGGGCTCATGGCGACAAGCTCGCCCTCCACGGCGGCGTGCTGGTCGCGCTCGACGGTCTCATCGGGCTTGTAGAGCTTGAACCCGCCCTTGAGCTCAATGGTGCCGGTCTCCTCGACGGGGCGGACGATCACCTTGTATTCGACGGGCGTTAGGCCGTGCGTGGCCTTCGACTTCGGAATCGGCATGGACTTGACGGCCATCAGCTTAGTGTCTCCTCGATTGTCTCTTTGCGATCAGGACAGCAGCGCAACGATTTTCGTCAGCTCGCCCCTCGTTTCATCAAGAAGGCGGCATACGCGATTAAAATCAGCGCGCGCAGCTTCGTGCTGGCACTTCTCCAGCCTAAGAAGCTCTTTTGTTGCCTGGTCTGCTTCGAGATCACCCTCATAGATCCTCAGGCGGACGTACTCTTCGTTACTGGCGATGGTTTTCAACTCAACGTCTCCTCGATCTGCTCTGCCTTGATAGTTCTGATCTCCGCGAGCACGACGGCCCGCTCTCTCATCCGCGCCAGAACGACGGGGCTTGTCTCGCCCCCGTGCCACGACGCGGCAACCCAACTTGCCTGGGCTTCCTCGGCCCAGACGTCACAACACCGAAGCAGGGCCTCGGTGATCGGATGCGCGAGCCATTCCTCGAAGTTCTCGCGGTCGATCTTCATTCGACAGAACCAAACCCGGTCACTTCGTCTGTTTCCGTGGCTCTGATCTTGTCTTCTGTTGCCCCCGACGCCGTGTCATCCTTCGAATAGGCGAACCTGACACCGGCTTCAAAGCCGTGTTCTGATTTTTCAGCCCCGGTCGGCATGTGCCGAAAAAGCCTGAGCTTCCCGACCCCGACCGAGTCCAAGACAAGGCGAATGCCCTGCATGGCCGCTGCTTCGCTGTCGCCTAAGGATTTGGCGAAGACGTTCACGAAATTCTTCGAGTTTGCGTCTTCAACAACCAAAGTCAGCGTGTAGCTCATCTCATGATCCCGTCGCCGGGCATCGCGTCACCTGCCGACATCTGCTCGGCGGCCATCTGCTGTTCGAGCTCACCCGGCATCATGCCCATCGGTGGCTCGCCAGGAGCGCCGGGCGGCGGCATCTGACCGGGTCCGGCCATCTCAGGCGGCATGCCTTCCGGTCCGCCCTGCATCATGCCGGAGTCCACCGGCATCTCGGGGCCGTCGCCGCCGATATCGTCGATCAGGCTGCCCGGCGTGAACGCGGGCTGTGCGACCGGGATCGGCTGGCCCGGCGGCATCATGAGCTGAGCGCGAAGCATCTGCGCATCGAGCGCGATCTTTTCCGTCTCGACGCGAAGCTTTTCGACCTTGGCGCGCGCTTCTTCGAGCTGCGCTTCGGCGGACGCCTTGCCGATCATGTCCTGAGGCGACGGACCTTTCGGCGGGACGAGGATCCGTTCTACGTTCTCAATGCGAGCCGCTTCGAAGGCGCGCTTTGTCGCCTCGAACAAGTTGACGTGCGGATTGCCTTGCCGCGCCTCTTCGAGGACCACCTGCGCTTTGGTCATGCGCTGCATGTCCGTGACCGTGTTGGGGTCGCAGACCGGCAGAATGTCCATGTCTCCCTGGTAGTCCTCGGCGCCGACCTGCGTCGGCTCGTCGAGCAGCGCGACGTACTTTGGTTGGTCGAGGGTCGCCTTGTTGATCTCGAAGATGATCTTGAACTCTTCCTTGAGAGCCCGGAAAATCCGCTTGTAGATGGCGGTGAAGACCTTCAATCCCTGTTCGATCATCGCCATCGTGGCGGTTGCGGTCTGATTCCGCGGCGAGTCGCCGACGAGAATGTCCTGGATCGCGGCGACGTCTTTGCCGGCGTCGATCATCAGCGACAGGAGATCGAACAGCACCTTCGACGGGCCGGGGTGCTCCATGTTGACGATGGCCTGGCGGATGTCGGTGCCCGTCGAATCCACCTTGATGTACTGGCCGGGAGACATCCGCACTTCGGCCTTGCCGTTCCCGATCTTGACGCCGCGGCCCATGAAGCCGCCGCCAGCGTTCTGCAGCGACCCGGCATCCATCATCTGATTAATGGTCGAGTCGATCACATCGGCGATGGGTTCGAGGAGATGGCCGAACCCGACATCGTAGAACCCGCCGGCCGGATCTGGCACGAACGGGATCTTCACGAACATTTTTTGCCTGGCGATCTTGGTGATCGTGCCGCGGCGCTGGTCGGTCCCGATCGCGCTCGCGTCGAAGCAAGGCTTGACCCTGACGACGGCCTGGCTCTGCTCGTGAACCGTGACGATCCACGGTTCGGGCACGCCGTCTTCGTCCATGTCGTAATAGCGGTGCTGCTCGAGGAACGTGTGCGGCGCGTCGTCGTCGCTCGCGCTCTCCGGCGCCTGGCCCTTCCACTCGAAGTCGATGAACCAGCCGGACTGGACGCGCTCGATGATCTGGTGTGGGTAGAGCTTGAAGACGTGCGTGATGCGGGGCACCGTCTCCAATGACTTCGCGGTCTGGTTCACGACGAGGTCAAAAGCGGACACCATGTCGTCGCTGAACCCGGCGGCCTTCGAGCCGTCCGGGTAGATCTTCTTGAACGCGCAGCCGATGATCGGGATCTGATGCAGCAACGTGTCGACGTCGCTTTCCCAGTCGGGCGACTCGACAAGAAGCTGATAGCTCATGTGCTGCGACACGCGGTCGGCAGCCTCGGCCTTGTGCCCGCTTTCGTCGCGGCCGAGCACAGTGCACTTGACGATGCGGGGGCCGTCGACAATCGCCGGATAAGCGCGGGCGGCGAACTGCAGCGCAGCCGTCGTCAACAGCGGGTATTTGACGTTGGACGCGTTCGGCCAGGGGAACGACTTCGCTTCTTTCTTCTGGCACGCAAGGTCCATGGCGCGTTGGGCGCGCTCCTTCCAGGCCGAGCGGCTGCTGTCGTCAAGCTGGTACTCACGGACGACGCGCTGGCCGAGCTCTGCGCGCTTTTCCGTCGAGAGGTGCTCGGCGACGTTGTCCATGTCGGACAGCCGCTGCAGCATGGCGACCCGCATTTGCAGCTCGACCATGCGTCGCTGATCCCCGCCGTTGAACGGCACGACGACGCCTTCCGGCGCTTCGTCGTCTGGGCTCATGTCGTCGTTGGCGAACTGCGGGTCGGCGGGGATCATCAATATCCAGTCGATTTGTTGCGTTCGGCGCGATAGCCGTCGTCTTCGTCTTCTTCTTCAACCTCGGGGGAGAAGTTGGCCCCGAAGGTGAGGGCGCAGGCGTCGCCAAGATCAGGACTAGCGCCAAGCCTTTTCTTGATATGATCTTTGCTTTCGAGGACGAGCTGCCCACTGCTGTTGACGGCAGTGGCGCCGTTGCCGAACACTGGGGCGCAAAGTTCGCCTTGCAGATCGTCGCTATCTGGAATCTGGACGGACGCGGGGTCCTCGAACCAATCCCGCATCTCGCCCCACATCTCTGCACGACGGTTAACGTACTTGGCGCGGTTGAACGCGGTATGTGAGAAATTGACGCCTTGGACGAGTTCGCTTCCCTCGGTCTCTCTTAGTCTGTCGTAAACACCAGAGCCGAGGCCGGTCACGTCAATGACGACCTTGCGAAGGCCGAGCGGGCGAAGCTGGCGGATGATCTGCCGGACCTCGCCGACAACAAGCATCGTATCGTTGTAGTCAATGCGCTTGCAGACGTTCTCGCCGAGTCTGCGGCCTCGACGGTCGATAATCCCCGTCTTGTCGCCGCCGCCTCGGGCCGGATCAACGCCAAGGATTATGGGGCCGTAAGATTCGACCTTGGCCTTGCGGGCCAAGGCAACACGGTCTGCGTTGATGAACGCCGCCTCGCCCGACATCTGGAACGCCTCAGACGATGTAGCTGGATACTCCTGCTTGAACTGCCAGCACGGCTCTTCGGCGCTTCCCCCGGACGTTGCAGCCATCTCTCTATTTCTACGCCACGCCCAGTGGGTTTGCGTGATGTCGAGTTCGTAGATCTGCTGGTAGTCGCGCCAAGCCTGAGGCGGCGTCCATCCAGGTTCAGGCGTGGACACGTACTCTTCGTGCCAGAACCATGGAAGGAAGATCGCCTCGTAATCGCTCTCTCCACGTTCGGCCGCCTTCCAGTTTGTGAAGAAGGCGTTGCCCATGCCGTTCGCGGTGCTCTCCTGGATATCCTCGGTTCCCGGCGCGTCGGCGATCGCCTGTTTGATGCCGGCGGTATGGTTCTGAGCGTTGGGCCAGAACGCGACTTCGGAGCCGTGAAAGAACTGGATCGTCTCAGAGCGTCCGACTTCAGCAGTGCCGGCAGTCGCGACCTTGTATCCGCTGTCCAAAAGCGAGAAGCTCAGCTCCTTCGCGTTGGCCTTTCCGGTCTGAGGTCTGACGAGTTCAGGGCAGTTATCGTGGAAGCGCTTGGCAAAGTTGAAGAGGTTGTTGCTCGCGGTATCAAGGTGAGTGAGGATGAAGGCGCGAACACCCCGCTTATGCGAGATCTTCCAGTAGAATCGGCCGGCGATGTAGGTGCTTACCCCCATCTGCCTGCCCTTGAGGACGATGGCGCGGACCTTGCCTTTCGTCCTTAGCTGGGCTTCAAGGCGCTCATGCAAGTAGCGCTGTACTCTGCGGAGCTGGAACGGCGATGCGCCGCCCGCCTTGGTCCCGATCTTGAGGCACTTCAGCGCGTAGTGCTCGAAGTCGTCCTTCAGACGCTGGCGGATGGCCAGTTCGCGATCGGTTAGGTTGCTCACTCGAGGTCGTTCAAGGCCTGCTCGTGACGGACGGTAAGGTTCTGGTTGATGTCGAGACGATCGCCGTAGTGCTTGGCGTTCATCTTGCCGGCGTACCACTTACGCGCGTCGATGCGCACACGAGCTTTGGCAGGATCAATCTCAGTGTCGGAGATTTCCACGATGTCGTCTGCTGCCATGTGCCCACGTTCTTCTCTCGCGCGAGCGTACATCTCCGAGAATTCTTCATACTTTGAAAGCCACAGGAAGACGCTGCTTTCAGACGGCATGCCGTCTTCTTGGCAGACCATGCGGAGTGACTTGAGCCGCCCGTCTTCCGTGCGCTGCAACATCCTTGAGCAGATGTCAGCGGCGAGTTCTTGCGTGTAGAGACTTGGACGCCCCGCCATCACTTATGTTCCACGTGCAACTTACTTGAGCGCCATTGCCGCAGCATCGCATGCGACGGCGATCCATCCGAGATCGCTGATGGATGTGCGCGCGAATGGAATGTTGACGCCAAGGGCTTTGAGAGCCGCTATGATTGCGGCGGAAGCGGCGATGGCGCCGAGCGCTTTGAGCGCGGCGTGTGTGATGTTCTGGGGCATCGGCATGGGTCTCGCATCTGTTGCGAGTGTGACGATTTTTATAGTGATTCGAGGGGCTCGACAAGTTGCTTTGTGGCAACAGTTTGGCTTGTCGACCCTCCTCCAATGTGCTCAGGCTTTCGCCTTGGCATTCTCGGTTGCCAGCCACTCGTCGATCTGGCGGAAGTATTCGTCGTGCGTCTGCTCGGGTCTGATCTTGTAGGAGTACATAGACCCGCCGGACGGGCTCCCGGAGCAACCTTCCGTCAGCTTGCCGCGGTCGAGCATGTCCGCCAGGTGGCGAAGCTCTACCGCGAGCCCTTGCGCTGTGTCCGCGCCGGCACTCGCGACCAGCGTGTGCGCCCGTTCGATCTTCGCCACGTCGGCCTCCTCGATCCTACAAGCTCGCTACTTGCATGCCGCGCTGGCCGGCGGTGTCGGCGACGCGCACGCATTCGCCATTGTCAATCACACCCCTGCGCGGCCACAGGATCAGGACAGTGCCGCGACCGACTTGATACGCCCGCAGATCCTCTGCGCGCGATACCACCGTCACATCACCACCTGGAACCGCATAGACACCCCTTCTCACCTTGGCGCCGCGATAGTCGACCCGCAGCACGTTCTCAAGGCTTTGAAGGCTATATCCGAACGCAACCCACGGCTTGGGTAGCTGCTCGTCGATCTGCTTATAGGGGCCCATCAGCCGCCTCCTCACTTGTGCTTCGGTTTCTTCGGCCTGCCGGCGCGTGTGCCCGGCGCGGTGTTGCGTGGCCCGAGAACGCGGTACGCAGTGCGCTTGTCCCAGCCGTCCATATCGGGGAGCGTCAGCGCAACGTCAGCGCTGTGCGAGAGATCGCGCCACGGCACGATAGCCGTCTTCACGGGCGTGCGCTCGGCGGCCAGACGCGCGCCGCGGGCTTTTCCACCGGCCGCGCCGCGCGCCTTGGCTTCGGCATTGGTCGGCGTCCTCTTGTCGCCGGAGAGCTCGGCGACAGCATCCAGCAGCATCTCGGCCAGATCGTCACGCTTGTCCGATCGCCGGGGCGGATCGCGCGCCTCGATGATCACGGCTCCGCGCGCGTGGATCTCCCGCATGACATCGCCGAGTTCGTCGCGCGTCTTGGCGAGGCGCGCGAGCGAGGAGACCAGCACTACGTCGCCGCGGGCGCCCTTGGTCTTCGGCTGGCGGAGCGAGGCAATCAGGTCGTCGATGCTATCCTCGCCGGCCACATAGATGACGCCGGCGCCGGCCGCCTCGAGCAGGGCACGTTGCTTGCCGGCCTTGTGCCGCCGGCTCTCCCTGATCCATCCGCGTATGTTGTTAGTAGCGATCATGTGTCAAAGTATGACACGGCTCTTGACAATTAGTCAAGCGGCGTGTTTACTGCACTCACACGAGACGAGCGGCCGGACGCGCCGCGAGTACAATGGAGCCCGCTATATGGATGCCGAAAGGAAGAGGATGCGCGACGAGATCGGGGCGCTCAAGAAGGAGTTTTCCGGCCCTGTCCACCCCGGAATCACCCGCGCCATGGATGTGGCCGCATCTGCTCTGCGCGAAGCAGTGCGTGAACCGGAGATCACTCCGATGGATGTCACCAAGAGAATGTTCAAAGCCATTCTCAACGACGGGTTCATGATCATGCATCGCGACGAGATGCAGAACGCTCTGCTTGCCGCCGGCCGCGCCGGGAAAATTCTGAACCTGAAAGAGTGAGCGAAAGCCCCGCCGGCTTGGAGGAGATAGCGGACATGACGAGAAGGCAGCGATTGAACGCCCTCCGGGAGGAGTTGGCTCGCGCGGAAGAGTACAAGCTGAGCGCGAACAAACTTGGCGTACCAACGGCAGAAGCGTACGCCGACGGTCGCATAGCAGGCATCCGCTTTGCCATCGAAGTGTGCTCGCTCTGAGTAGAGCCAAATGCACAAGGGAGCCCGCCATGAAGCTCAGCGACGCCCAATATGGAGCCCTCAGAACGCTCTCAGAATTCGGCCCGAAAGAGGCCGTCGAAGTCCTCGGGCCGGTGAGGATGGATGGCAAGAGGGACGTCAAGCTGCAGTGGAACGTCGCGACCGGTCAGACGCTACGGAAGCTTGAGGATGCCCGGCTTGTTGAGGTCGTCCGCATTGATCTTGGGCGTCCCCTGAACGCCGTCGGGGTCGCTGGTCGGGCGCGGCGTCGCCTCACTATTTCGATCACCGACGCTGGCCGCGAAGCCATCGCGTCGGCGTAAGCACAAAGGAGCCCAGACCAGTTTCACTAGTCAGAGCAACTCCGAGCCCCCTAGGAGATGGAGCTCTATCGGCGGCTTCGATTGCGCCGTGCAGCTAGAGAAATAGACGGTGGCATGGCTGATGATCACGGACGAAGCCGTGCTCCAAGGCTGAGCCAGCCGAGACAGGGGTAAATTCTTGCACAAGGGAGCCCGGTCTGATGGCAAAGGCTTGTGCGCCCGAAGAACACGACATCTGCAGATGGTGCGGCGAGGGGACATACGAAATCGACGCGGACGCGTGCGAGTGCAGCGCCACACCACGCCCGCCATGCTCTGCATGCGAGACGGGCACGATCATGAAATGCAACGTCTGCGGAGAACTCCCGATGACGTTCGAAGAAGCGGAGAATGAGCGTGGACGCAAACACGAAACGCATTCTGCAGTTGGTAGCGCAGGACGCGGACGAGGCACAGTGGGCGCAGGTAAGCGAGGTCGTTTGGCCTCTTGTCGAGAAGCTGCCGAGCGAGCTTATCGAACGTCAGCGAGACGAGCCCAACGGCGGTAGGTGCCGGCTCACTGAAGCCGGAAAAATCGTGCTTAGGTATGTGTATTAGGGAGCCCCGCCATGCTGAACCAGAGTGAGATTCGCGCGTCGTGCGAGAAGCTTGCCGCGCCAGGACGTGCAGATGCGTTGATCAATTTAATCGGCATGCTGATGCAACAAGCGAAAATCGATGAGCGCGAACTATGTGCGCGCCTCGTCGAGGCCGAGGGGACATGCCGTCATGTCGAGCATTCGCAGGGGTTATGCGCCTGTTACGACAAGGCGGACCTGATAAGGTCGAGACGCTGAACTATTCAAAGAGCCGGCGGGCCATCTACTCGGCCCGCCGTTTGTTTGTGAGGCGACGTGAGTCAACCTGTCGTCACGGCGCTCTGATGCGGTAGAGCTCGGCGAGGGTAGAGCCGAGGGCTTGGACTAGAGCGACGAACGCCGCCCCAGCCCGCTTGGGATCGACGTAGCCGGTGAGCTTCCGGCCAAGATCGGCGATATCCGGGTCGGCGTTGTGGTCGACGCACGAGAGGATGATCGAGAGCACCCGGCGCTCGTGCTCGCGGAGCTTGCCGCGGATCGCGTCGAAGTTCTGCTGGTGCTGGTTCCACCACAGGTTTACTCCGCCAGATGTTCCGCGATGGCTCGGCTGTCCGAGCTTGGCGATGGTGCAGCCAGATCGCCCGGCGCCGCGCTCGCGGTCGAGCATGAAGGCATGATAGCCCAACGCCTGCTCAGGCGAGAGGCGAGACGAGACGCGGGCGAGGATGACGTTATGAAACGGGGCTTCGACGGCCTTGGCGGTCTTGGCGGTCTTTTCGACGACGGCGAGTTGCATGATTCCTGCCTGTTGGTTTTACTCAGGCACTCAGTAGATTGGCCAGCGGAAGCGCCTCCTGTGTCTGGTTGCTTCGCGCCAACTGCGGTGGAACTCGAACGCGCCGAGGGCAGCGAAGAGGATCAGCGGGACAAGTTCACCCATCGCAGTCACACGGGGGAATGCACGTCGCGGCGATGACGCGGCGGGCAGTGTCGTCGGTGAGGTCGGCGGTGATGGTCTCACCGGCTTCCAGCCTGGCGGGAACGGCGAGGCAGGTCTCACGGTCGACGGGTTGAGCGACGCCGATCGGGGCGGGGTCTCCGGCCAAGATGATGATGAGAAGCCACTCGTTCATCGGACGATCTCCCATCTGCTGACGTGGTAGGCGTCGGGTGTTGAGCGGTAGTTCTGGAACCACTGCCAGAAGCGATCATCGAGGATACCTGTGATCTTCGGGCGGATGGTTCCGATGCGGATGCGGAAGGTCATGCTCCAAACCTCTTTGAGAGTTCAGGGAAAAGACGCCTGATCAGTCCTGGAATACCGTTTGCTGGCGGTGCATTTTGCTCTCTCCACGCAGCGGCAAGCTTATACTTGTGCGCCTGCTGACGACGATAGGTCAGCCAGCCCTCGTCTTGAGGCATCAAGGCCCGCGGGTCGTCGAGTTTTCGACCGTCGAAAAGCCTGCGCTTTGCGCCAAAAATGGCGAATGACCGCAACTCGTGCCCCCAGTCGTTCGCCTCCGCCTCGCGGACAAGAGGAAGGGGAAGAAAATGGGCGGCCCATTCTCCATAGGCTGGGTCGATCTGGCCTGTCTTTTCGCTCCGCGTCGTGCCGTGGACGTAGCATCGCGCGCGGTAGTCGATGTCCTGAAGCCACGGGCGGCGGTTGGTGACGTCGGTCATGCGCTTCCCCCTGACATGATCGAGTCGTTCTCGGAGGCGATCTGGCGGTAGAAATCGGCCCGCCTCTGAAGTTCCGCCATGCGGTCAGGCTCGATGGTGATCGGTTTGTGATCCTGCGCCTTCGTCGGCTTTCCGCTGGCCTTGGCGGCGGCGGCGTAGCGCTTGTCACGGTCGCGCTTGTCGGCTGCGGAGCGGGCGAGCTGCGATGAAACCTGGACCTCAAGGGCTCGCGAGCTGTTCGGCTGGACGTAGGCGGCGGCCCTGGTAAGTTCGAGCTCGAGGCGTTCCTCGTCGTTGTCGAACTTTTCGAGCCAGAAGGCCTTCAGGCCGTAAAACAGGGTCAGCCGGCCATCTGCAAACTTCACTCGTTCGTGAGTTGGTTGCAGATCGTCCTTTTTTCCCACTTGGGGGACTAAAGGGGGTTCTTGTTTAACCTCTTGGTAAGACTCATCCCGAAGGGATTCAAAAGTCGCGCGTGCGGGTATTACTACACGGGGCGCCTTTTCGATCGTTCGCGTTGCTTCTGCACGCGACATATATGGCGTCGTTGGCGCGCCACCAGCGCCACCCATGGCGTCATTGGCGCTCGTGTTGCTTGCGCAAGCGCCAGATATGGCGTCTTTGGCGCCGTCAGAAACGCCATCCATGGCGCAGGCAACCTCGAGCTTGAGGCGCTGGATCGTGCGAAGCGGGATGTCGAGAGCGGCGGCGAGCTCGCGCGAATCCGTGGTGCCGGTCGCTGAGATGTATCCACGCAGGAGCTTGGCAGGATTCGAGAGGGTCACTGCACGGTCCTCCTGACGCGGACCTTTTGAACTGCTCTCCGGGAGATGTTGAGCACGCTAGAAAGCGTCTTCGAGTCTGTGACGCCGGCCGCTTCAAGAACTGCGATGAGTTTTGCACTTGGCGGACCATCAATAGAGATAGCGACGGCCTTGATTTGGTCCGCAACATCTTGTAGGTTACACATAGTTGAGTTCCTTGTTGACGAGTGACCTAGTTGCCTCACTGGGTCACGGGTTGAAGTAGCGAATCGCCCACGTACTGCCCCCCAAGGAGCGGCTGTTACCTGCAGCCGCTCCTTCACTTTTTCAGCCCTTCGCTGCCGCAGCGAACGCCGCGCCCTTCGGGTCGATGATGGTGGTGCGCTCGACGATGCGAGTGCCTGCCGGGATCTCAGGGCCGCGCTTGCCGGTCACGAGATACCGGAGAGCGTCGGCGATCCGGCGCCAGTTGATCCACGCAGGAGACGCCTTCCCGGCGTACTCCTCGGCCTTCTCAAGACCTCCACCGATCGTCAGAAGAACGAACGTCACGATCCAGAGGAGAAGGCTGTTGGACAGCTCAGCATCGGCCGTAGAGAGGCTGAGCACGCGCTTGATGGTGGTGATGTCGGCGCGCTCTGCCGAGACGACGGCAGGCGTGATCGAGGCAGCCTGACCGGCCCTTGCGAGGACCGAATCAGCCTCGGCAACAACGGCTTCCTGGCGCTTGACCTCCTCTTTGATCGTCAGAAGGTTTTCGGCCGTCGCCTTGGCCGCGAGGGCGGCGCGGTAGGCGTCGCAATATTCGCGGGTCTGCTTGCCAGGAGCTTCGGTACAGCCCTTGGTCAGATCCCAGAACCGCTTCTGGCCCTTGAGGCGGTCAACCTCGGCCTGGGCGACGTCAGGACCGGTCACGGGCTTGCCGTTGATGGACAGCGACGATGCCGCCTGCTCGCGGGCACGCAGCGCCTCCAGCGCCTTCCGCTCGGCACCTGCCTTGCTCTGCGCGAACGCCAGCGACGTGCGGGCGTCCTCCTGATGCTGCCAGCCGGCGACGCGGGTGGCCTTGACGGAATCAAGGTTCGTCGATGCCAGACCGAGCTGGCTGCGGCCCTCCCAAGCGATGGCGGCGAGGACGACGACCGACCAGAACACCATCGCCGTGGCGCGGCGCTCGTGCCACGCCTGGACGACCTTTCCGGCGCCGTGCCAGTGGAAGCCGATGCCGGCGAGGCCGAGGCAGAGCAGAGCGACGAAAGTAGACGTACTGGACGAGCTGGCGTCGGCGTAGTGATAGACCGAGATCCCAGCGGCGACGAGGACGAGCGAGATGAGGGCGCGGCCGAACCTGATGCGCGAGATCAGGTCGGAAATGCCTTTGAACAGCGTGATCATGTCGGGTCTCCCGAGATGAGGGATTGATGGGGACGCGACGCTTACGAACAGGGGAGCGGGGGCAAGGGACGGAGCACCCTGCCCCCGCTGATGCCGTCAGGTGGCCAGGGGAGGCACCTGACGGGGCTTCTGGTGATGCGGGATCATGCGGTTTCAAGCTCCCGCTTTGCGGGGACCGTCACCGGCTGCACCGGCTTGCGCTTCGGCTCCGGGAGCTGGAAGCACAGCCGAGAATGGCTTTCGCAGTAGGGGAGGGATCCGAGCTTGTCGGCGCCGCAGTAGTGGCGGGGGTCGCCGTCGGTCTCCCAGAGGGGATAGCGGCAGTGGCACGGCTCGAGGTCTTCGATCGTGACACGCTTGGCGGTAGTGGAAGCCTCCGCCCTGATGGACGCGGGAGCGCGGAAAACGGGCTCGTCTGCGATCTTCTTGGCGAGCAGCATGCCGGTGCGGGTCGAGGCAAAGCGCTTCGCGACTGTGCAAGACGTCGGCTTGAACTTGCGGCGCGAGGCGATGCGTGGCGCGGGCGCTCGGGACAGGCCGAGCCGATGAATCTTGCCGAGAACGGCGCAGCGGGTGACGCCGCCGAGGTGACAGGCGATATCGCGGGCGCTCTGGCCGTCAGCCCACAACTTTCTGATGATGGCGACGCGCTCGTCCGTCCAAGACGTCTGCTCGTAAGCACGGGTCGTGATCATGACGATGACCCCGCCGACATCCCCGAGCGCGTCGCCTTCTGGCGGTACTCCTGATGGTACCGGATGAGACGCTCACGAAACGCCGGATCGCTATGATACTTCGCAACGCGCAAGTCCAAGTCACGGCGCATTCTCTCCCGAAACTTGTCCGGGTACACGATGCGGTTTCTCAGCACAGAGACGTATCGCTTGGTGCATCCCGTCTCTGCCACGACTTCGTCGTTGGTCGCCCCCATGTTGATCAAGGCTCGCATATGATCCGCAAGCTTCATGTTTGCCCCCCGGCAAAAGGGGCCGGAGCGGGGGATCATCCGCCCCGGCCAGTTTGAAGAACCCAATGGGAGAGAACGCCCGGAACGCAGGGCACGAGGACGCACGGCGACAGAACTGATGAACTCAGGCGGCGGCGCTATCGCCCAAAGGGCCGGAGCGCCGCCGACCGCTTGACGGCTGCAGCAAGTCGTTCGGGCTTACGCCGAGCAGCTCGCACATCCGCGAAAGCGTCGAGAGTGGAGGCTGGCGGTTGGCCGCCTCGTAGGAGCGATACGTGTGAGGCTCGAGCCCAAGGGCTCTGGCGCACCCCTCCGCAGTGTCGAAGCCAGCGGTTATCCGGGCCGCCCGAAGGCGCGCCGCAAACCGCTTCAAAACCTGCCGATCGTTGCGCATGCAAACCTCGTTGAGTAACGAAAAGTTACCGTAGTTGCGGTGCATAGTCAATGACTAGGAGAGCGTACAAACCACGCCCGTGCACAACTTGATGAAACCGTGCAGAGTGCGTTCCATGCCAGCACGCCACGACAGGATCAGAAAAGAGTTCGCGTCTCGCCTGGCTCGGGCGAGAGTGGCGGCAGGGTACGACTCCGCGCAAAGGTTCGCTGGAACGTTGGGGCTAGAGCCCCACACATACCGCAGATATGAGCGGGGAGAGGCGGAGCCCAACTTTGATGTTCTGCTGCGCATTTGCGAGCTGCTGAACACGACACCAAACGATTTGATTACCTATCGAACGTTGCAAACAGGCCACAACCCCCACTCTGAGACAGCGTAACCGGACTGTCCACTGCAAAATCATCCTTTGCGGCCAACGCGGTAACAAATCGTTACGATTTCAGTTGACGCTGCCACTGGCGTAACGTAATGTTACCCCCATCACCGGCGCCCGTCGCGCTCAACCCAGCCACCCGACACCAAGCGGCGGGAGCCGGTGATCCAACAAAGGGGAGCAGTCATGACGCATGAGGCAAAGGGTCGTCCGGTTCTCGTGACGACGGAATTTCGCGGCGTGTTCTTCGGCTACGCGACCGACACGACCGGCGACAACATCAAGCTCAGCAGGGCGCGGAACATCCCGTACTGGGATGCGAGTGTGAAGGGATTTCTCGGCCTTGCCGAGAGCGGCCCTGGCAAGGCCTGCCGCGTCGGACCGCCGGCTGACATCGATCTTCGAAAAATTACCTGCGTCGCGGAGTGCACGCCGGCAGCCGTCGAGGCTTGGGAGTCTGCGCCATGGAAGCGGTGATCACGCGCGGCGCGGTTCCGGTTTGGGCTGCCGGCTTCGGCGACGGCGACGGCTACGGCAACGGCTACGGCGACGGCTACGGCGACGGCTACGGCTACGGCTACGGCTACGGCTTCGGCGACGGCGACGGCTACGGCAACGGCTACGGCGACGGCTCCGGCGACGGCTACGGCTACGGCTTCGGCGACGGCGACGGCTACGGCTACGGCTACGGCGACGGCTACGGCGACGGCTACGGCTACGGCTACGGCAACGGCTACGGCTACGGCGACGGCGACGGCGACGGCTACGGCTACGGCTCCGGCTACGGCTCCGGCGACGGCGCGTAATCCAGATCACAAGGGGCAGTACCATGGCTTACCAGCTCTTCCAGGACGGCGTTGCCGAGATCGAGTTCGACGAGCTCCCGATCATCATCGATGGCGCGCACGTCCGCTGCTACTTCAGCGGCACGGCGACCGTCTCTCTCTCGGCTGATGCCGACCCGTTCGTCGTCAAGTTCGAGCTTGATGCCGACGAGAACGGGAACAAGACGCAAGTCGAGCTTCGCCCGTCGACGCCTGATCCGAAGGCGATCGACCTGTTCCGGATGCTTCGGGCGTCGCTTCTCGACACCTACTCCGACACGATCGCGGAAGCGCAGTGGGAGGCGACGGCACACATCGCCGAGAGCCGGCGCGCATCTGACGTCGCCTATCACCGGTGGCAGGTTCTGTAATTCGGCAGCGGGGATCTGTCGAAGGAAGTCCCGGCGGCGGTTTGTGAGGGCATGCCGCCGCCGGGACGGAAAGGAAGATGAGGACATGAGCAAGGCGCGCAGCTACGACATGACAATACCGGATCGCGAGCCAGACGGGCAGTTCACGTCTATGCAGAATTGGATCAGCAAGGCCACGTCGTGGATCGGGGGCGAGAACGCGCTCTGTGTCGATGCGAAGGGCAGGATTTGCAGGCGCGGCGGGGATTTCCAGAGAGCACATGAAGAAGGCGCGTTCCCCGTTCGATTCTACTTCGGGGCGGGCGGCGAGACTGAAAAAGAGCAACGCGCATCGCAACGGCGAGCACGCGCCACGTTGAAAATGAACTACCCGTGGCGGTTCCGCTGAATGACCGCTTCTCAGTAGGAACAGCGGTCCGAGCCTAGTGGCGGAGGTCTCCCCCGCCCATGGCTGCTAACGGGGCTTGGGGTAACGCGGACGACCGCGCCGCTCGCAAATTCAACAGTCCAACTCGAATGGGGGCATTCGTGGGTAATCTGGTTCAATTCCCGATGTCGCGACATCGGATCAAGCCTTGCGACAACATGGAGGCTCTCGGCGACTTCGCCGACGCCTGCCATATCAACGGTTACGCTCTTGATGCGTTTGCCGCCGAGTTCAAGGCGGACTGCCGTAGGGCTGTTGCTCGGCTCGGCGAGGTCAACGCTCGGGAGATTTTGAAAGACGTGATCCTGTCAATTCAAGGGGAGGTGTCGTGACCGACGCTGCAGTTCAGATCCCGCCGTCGATCGTTGCGGCAATTCTCCATGTCAAGGCCAAGGTCGAGCCGGTCAAGAAGAGCCAGCGCAACGGTCACGGCGGCTATCAATTCGCATCGACGGACGACATCTACGCGGCGACCACGCGGCTGATGGCCGAAGCCGGGCTGGTGATCATGCCTCTAGAAGCCGCGCCGCCTGAGATCGTGAAGAACGAGAAGGACGGTAAAACCAGCCAGTGGGGAAAGTTCACGTTCTCGTTCGTCCTCGCGACAAAGGACGCGACGTGGTCCGACCCGTGCTTGCGGCGCACGCTCTTCATCCAGATCACCGGCCCGCAGACCTTCCAGGCGGCTGAGAGCTACGCGGTCAAGACGCTGCTTCGCTCGCTGTTCAAGCTCCCGACCGGCGACATGGACCTCGATAGCGTGGCCCAGGCCGAGACGATCGAGGCGCAAGAGGCACTGAACGGGAAGCCCAAGCGGAAGTCAAGCGCGGAGGGAAAGAGGGACGGCTCAGTCGCGGAGTTCAACAAGCTCGTGGCCGCTATTGCAGCGGCGTCGAACCGCGAAGATCTGCAAGCGCTTTACATGGACTGCGCAGACACAAACGGACCTTGGGCTGGAATGCCGACGAAATGGGCTGGTCTGCTGCAAGACGACTACGACTCCAAGATGGAAGGTTTCGCGGCCAGAGCCGCAGCGGAGTGACACAATGAACGACATTGCCACAAACGAACTTGTGACGATTGAGCCGGCCAACGCTCTGACGATCTTCACAACCGCCAACGCCATCGACCCGCTGCTTGAGCGGGTTCGCAAAGAGATCGACGGATTTAACGGCGACGTGACGACGCCAACCGGCCGCAAGGCCATTGCCTCTATGGCCTACAAGGTCGCGAGGGCCAAGACGTATCTTGACGACGCCGGCAAGGCCCTGGCAGATCAGCAGAAGGAAATCCCGAAGAAAATCGACGCTTGCCGCAAACGCATCCGCGACACGTTGGATCAGTGGCGCAATGAAGTGCGGGCGCCGCTGACGCAGTGGGAGGAGGCCGAGAAGACCCGCGTTGCCGAGCACAAGGCAAGCATCGACATACTGATCGGACTTGCCGAGGTGGACGGCTGCGATGCGGCGACCATCAAGCGTCGGCTTGCACAGGCCGAAGGCTTCCCGATCACGGATGAGGCGTGCCAGGAGTTTTTGAGCGACTACGCTGCCGAGAAGGATGCGGCGATTTCTAGCCTCAAGCTTTCCCTTGAATTGCGCGAAAAGCTCGAAGCCGAACAGGCGGAACTTGCCCGCTTGCGCGCCGCTGACGAGAAGCGGAAGCAGCAGGAGCGCGAGGCGCAGATTGCAGCCGAAGCAGCGGACCGCGCCAAGCGTGAAGCGGAAGCCAAGGCCGCGGCTGAGCGCACGGCGGCTGAGGACGCGGCCCGGCGCGAGCGGGAAGCGGCGGAACGCCGCGAACTTGAGTTAAAGCTAAAGGCCGAAACCGCAGAACGTCGCGCGGCAGAAGCCGAAGCCAAAGCCCGGCGTGATGCTGAGGAGAAATCGGCGCGCGAGGCAGCAGAAGCAGTCAAGCGCGAACAGGACAAGGCACACAGGTCGAAGATCAACAAGGCTGCGCGCGATGCTCTCATGGTCGGCGGGTTGGATCAAGACGCAGCGGAAAAGGTCGTGACAATGATTGCGCAGAGAGCCGTGCCTAACGTCTCGATTGCGTACTGAGAACGGCGCGTCGTGACCTTGATTGAATCCGCGTGCATAGACGCCCTTCGTCAAGGGCTCGGATGGGAGGATCTATGGGTGAGGCTGTCGCCAAGTATCAAAGAGATCACGCCGCGGGCCGTTTTGCGGGAAACGTTCTTTCGCCTCGCAAAGGCCAGTTCGTCAAGTGTCGGAAATTCGATTGCTTCTATCTCATCGAAGCGGTTTCGTCCGAAACAGTTCTCGTCCGGACCATTGGAGAAGGCCACCGCAACCACACGGCCAAAGTCCCCCGCGGGGAGTGGCCCCAGTGGTGCGAGCGAATGAACATCGACGGGTTCAGGTGGGGTGTGAGATGAGCTGTCCGCACTGCAGCCGGAGCGATCCGGAACATCGGTTCCACTTCGCTATGATCAAGGCGGCATACGAACACTGGCCGGAGTGGCACTCTTTCAAACCGATGTCCGCCGAAATTCTTCGCGGGTGGCTTTATGTCGAGGCTGGTTACGCAAGTACCGTTGAGCTACCGGACGCCTCCGATGTGACAGTAAGGGCCGTCGAAGCGGCGAAGAAGGTGCTTAACCCGAATGTGTATCACCGCATGGTCGAGACGCCGTATGGGCTGAACCTAGTAGGCCCGCGCTCGATCTCCAAAGGGTCGTGCAAAAAAGCGGAGTTCCGCGCGGTTCAAGACAAGGTGGCGGCGATCATCGGTGCGGTTGTCGGCGTCTCTGCGGAACAGCTCGTGAAGGAGAAGGCGGCGTGATGGGCGAGGTCATCGATCTGCAGATCGCCACCCGGTGCGATATCGAGCCGGCAAAGGTTCTCGAAAAGGCAAGCGAGGCTGAGCTGGCCGAGGTTGTGGTGATCGGGTTCAGGAAGGACGGGGGGTGGTATTTCGCTTCATCTCTCGCCGACGCTGGCGACGTGATGTTTCATCTTGCCAGGGCCAATCACAAGCTCAACACGATCCTCGACGAGGCGGATGAGCGATGACCAAACGCATCACGATTATACACCACTTCGACGCTGAAGGCGCCGACACATTCCATGCCCCGGCCGGCATCGACATCGAGGTTCTTACGGTTGACGAGCGTGCGCCGGGTGATCGCGTCTATCGCCGAGATCTGACGTTTGAGGCGCCAGATGCATTGGCACGCATTATCGGCGATCCGGACATCATCGGCCATTCCGGAGACGCCCGTCACGAGGCGATCCGCCGCCGCGTTCTCGGCCTACCTCTGGTCAAGGTCGTCAAGGGCGAAGAAAGCCAATGACCCGCAACAGCACACGCGCCCGCCGCATCTGCGCCGAGACTCACACCCGCCGGGACCACCTCGGCCGCGAGGTCATGACCTGCCACATCTGCTCTCTGAGCATGAACGTCCATACCAGCGACTGGGAGGCGGACCACATCCGCCGGCACGCCGAGGGCGGGGAGGACACGGCGGACAACCTGTTCCCGATCTGCCCAAGGTGTCACTTCGATAAGTCTCGCCGGGACACGAGCGAGATCGCGAAGGGCAAGCGGATCGGCGAGCGCAGCCGAGGAATTCGACGGTCGGCGCGACCGATGCCTGGGAGCAGGGCGAGCGGGTGGAGGAAGAAGATGGACGGCAGCGTGGAGCGGCGATGATGAGCGTTCCCTCTCTCTACACCCTGGCCGAGGCCTCGAAGCTCCTCGGCGGTCGCGTCTCTCGTCGCACACTGGCGGATGAGATCCGCGCCGGCAGGCTTGCCGCATCATACCTTGGGCGGCGATACTTGGTGACGGAATCGGCTCTGGCCGATCTCATCAAGGCACGACAGGTGCAGCCGGGGGGCGACCGATGCCGAGACGACGCAAGCCTGCGAGGCTCTGGCTCAGGCGGGCGCGAGGAGACCGCAACGCCGTCTGGGTCATCCTCGACGGAGGAAAACAGGTTGCGACAGGCTGCAGCGAGAGCGAGCTTGGCCGCGCTCAAGAAGCGCTCGCCGACCACATCGCACAAAGCTACCGTCCACCGGCTTCCCGCGTCCTCCGGGAACTCCACGTCGAAGACGTGATGACCGTCTACCTGCGCGAGCACGCGCCGACCGTGGCGCGGCCGGACTTCATCGCGACGACGGCAAAGCCGATCTTGGAGTGGTGGGCGGGCAAGAGGCTTTCCGAGATACGAGGGCAGTCCTGCCGGGACTATGTCGAGTGGCGGAGCAAGTCGGTATCGGTCTCGACGGCGCGTCACGATCTGAAGACGCTGCGGGCGGCGATCAACCACTATCATAGGGAGCATGGGCCGCTCGATGCTGTTCCGGTCGTTACCGTTCCATCGGCGGCAGAGCCGAGACAGCGCTGGCTGACACGAGACGAGGCGGCGAGATTGATCAAGGCGGCGCGGCGGATCGGAAATGCGCATCTGGCTCGGTTCATCTTGATCGGACTTTACACCGGAACACGATCGCAGGCGATCCTATCGTTGTCGTGGCTGCCGCAGACGGCAGGCGGGTGGATCGACATCGAAAGCCAAGTCATTTATAGACGAGGCCGCGAAGAAAAGGAAGGGAAAACGAAACGGCGGCCGACATCGAAATTGCATTCGCGGCTGATCCCACATATGATGAGATGGAAATCACAAGACCTTGCAGCCGGAATTGTCCACGTCGTGCATTGGGAGAGAAAGAGGGTCGGAAAGCTCCGCCGAAGCTGGCGGAATGCCTGCCGGGCGGCGGGCCTCGGGGCTGATGTCGTCCCGCACACGCTGCGGCACACGGCGGCAACGTGGCAGATGCAGTCAGGCGTGCCGGCGTGGGAGGCCGCAGGATACCTAGGGATGAGCGAGGAAGTGCTGCGTAGGGTCTACGGACACCACTCGCCGGAGCATCAAAGTCAGGCGGCAAGAGCGGACGGGAGACGGCGGTGATTGAGAGCAGAACAAAAACCATAACAGTCGCGTCGTTAGAATTTGGATCAAGCTGGTCTTTCACAGAGTCGGAGACTCTTGGCGACGCAATCAGCTACCTTGTCAACATTTACAGCAAGATCCCTGCGGGGTATAGGGATAAGGCGCGGTTGACATTTTTTACCCAGGGAGGCGACGACTGGGGACCAGAAACAACAGTCGAAATATACTATCAGCGCCCTGAGACTGAAGAGGAGGTTGCCTCTAGGTTGGCGGCTTTAGCTAAAGAAAAAGTTGACAGAGAAGCTTCCGCCCGCCGGGGGGACATCGAGCAATTGAGGAGGCTTCTATGCAAGTATGCGCCTCACCTTGTTGATGCGGCTATGAAGAGAAACCAGAGTTAGAAGGCTTGACTTCTTAGGTGGGCGGCGGCGTGGAAAGCAGACACGCGGGCCTTAATTGAAGAGCTCACTCTGCTAGCAACGGGGTGGCAGCGCGAGTTGGCGGGGCTGCAGCGATCAGGACTAACCGCCACTGTATCCCAGGCATGGGGTGCCGATCCTTCCGAGGCATCGGGGGGTTGTCTGAGCTGATAGCCGGAGTAGCGCCCGGCCCGCCCTCCTAAGAAGTCAGTGTCAAAAGGAGACCAGGAATGATCAAGGACAGAGAACTCGCTATCATGACCGTCGCCGATCTTTCCGACCTGCTCGCCCGCGTCAAGACGGCGATCTCGGCGAAGCAGGCGGAAGAGCGGCTAGAGCTGAAGAACCGTCTCGCAGATATTGCGCGAGATGCCGGCTATTCCGTCTCCGAGCTGTTCGGCGGGAAGGTGAAGACCGGCAAGGCCATCGCCTACCGCCACCCGAAGGACCCGTCGTTGACGTGGTCCGGTCGCGGCCGTCGGCCGACGTGGCTGGCGAAGGAACTGGACGGAGGGGCGAAGCTGGAGGAGATGGCGGCGTGAGCGAGTGGCAGCCGATAGAGACAGCGCCGAAGGATGGGACATATCTTCTGCTTATCAACGTCCGTGATTTCGAACGCGGGCAGATGTTGCCATTCGTTGGCGTATACACCCACCTAGGGATTGGAAAAGCTTGGTCAAAGTGGATTGCGGTCCCAGGGTGCTACGGGCAGAAGCCGACCCACTGGATGCCTCTTCCGGCTCCGCCCGCCAACGTTTCGCCAACGTCACGACCGACTGAACCCGACACGAAGTGAAGTCAAGATGCCAGGAGTTGCCGTGGTTGACGGGGGTTTGAGATCAGGTACGATGCTTTGGGAGCAGGGGGGCGCAGGTTCGAATCCTGTTGCCCCGACCATGATTCTCAAGGGGTTTTCTGATCTGGGATTTCCGTCCGCCAACGATTCCGGCAATGAAACGCTGGATATGGGGAAGGCGGATGACAATCGAGTTCATGGCGTACTGGTCGACGATCGCGGCCGTTGTCGTCGCTGCCGTGATCATCCTCAAGGCCTTCCTCGACGACTACAGGAGGAGGAGAGACAGGGGGGAGTTTTGTGATTGAGGTATCCCGGCGTAGCTCAGAGGCAGAGCCCGTCAGTATGGCCCGGCTGCTTTAGACCGGGTGGTGCGTAGGAGGTCGCGGGTTCGATCCCCGCCGCCGGGGCCAGGAGGAGGCAGACGATGAAGACGCTCGACGAGAATGCCGACGCGCGGACTCAGTTTAGGCAGATAGCCGACAGCGTAAACGCCCCACTGCCGTGGAGTTCTCTTGTCTCTGAAGACGACGGCACGGTTTTAGTCGTTGATGCATCTGGCGAGCCCCTCTTTGAGGTCAAGAAGGAGGGGGGGCAGGAACGAGCACAGCGCGTAGCGTGGCTGATTGAGATTGCCGTTAACACGTGCGGAAAGTTTCGAGAGAAACTGCTATCATAGCAACTGACTCACCACCGCATGACCATCTGCCACCCGAGGTGAGCGGCGAGCGCGAGCCCGCCGGCCACCATCAACAGCCACAAGACCCGCCACCTCACTTCGCCCCCCGCAGCACGGTCAACAGCAGGTCGGCGAGGTCCGGGATCTTCCCGTGAGCCGACCCCTGCACCACGAACCACAGCGCCAGCGCCAGGGCCTGCAGCGCCCGCTCGTGCCACGTCATCCGGCTTGCGTGACGGTCGAGCGTCTCGCCGTGGTCCTCTTGCTTGACCTCGATTCTGACGATCCGGCCCTCGAGCTGATTGGAGTGCTCCGGCGCCGGCGAGTGCGGATGCCACGGCCAGGAGCTTGGCTGATGTTCCATCCGGCATCTAGCTCACCTTGGGGGCTGGCTTCGCCTTCGGCGGCGGCTCGTAGGGGCATCCGAGGGATTCGCGGCCGATGTTGCTCTTCTCGATCTGAGCCGCCGTCCGTTCCGTCAGCTTGTCGTCCTTCGCGGTTGAGATCTGCGGCCAAGCCGGGCAGACCTTGGCGACGCTAACAGTCGCCACAGTATCGCTTGCGCAGGCGGTCAGCAGCCCCAGGCTCATCAGCGCGACGCTGGGCAGAAACGGCTTTGCGAACGGCTTCATCGGTCTTCCTTTCAATCTTGGTGACGACGTCCTTACGGACCTTGGTGTCGTGCGTGACCATCCACGCTTTGAACGCCAACAGGGACGCGAGAACGCCGGCCGCGATCTGCAGGGGCCGGGAAATCTTGAAGACGGTCCAGAACTTGAGAAACGCGATCATCATGGGGTTGGCTCCTTCGTCGTTCCGCTCGGCGTGTAGCGGCCCTCTGCCGCGTCCTGGACGGTCAGATGCTTGATGACCTCGATAAGGATCATCAGGACGACGATCGCCCCGCCGAGGGCATAGATCCCGTTGGCCTTGATCACCTCGGATAGGGTCTTGATCATGCCGACCGACTGGCCGAGGTCAGGGGAGATCAGAGGGACTGCCGTGCTGGCACCACCGAGGCCTAGGGTTGCCTGTATCCACTGCAGCAGCGACCACTTCCGCGAGCTCGCGGCGACCTCCTTTGCCGCTGGCGCGACCGACGCCGGGCCGAGGCTGAGCTTGAACGCGGCGGACCACTCGGCGTCCGATAGGGGGTAGACTTTTCCGGCTTCCTGCCAAGCCATGGCCTTGGCGATCGGGATGGCCTTGGAGGCGTCCGCCAGCATAGCCGGCGTCAGAGGATCGTCAGCCGAGAGGCCGGTGTCTCGGGCGATGACAGTCAAGTACGTCTCGACGTCGTTGCCGCCGGACCATGTCGCAATCGCCGCACGGAGCGTCTTGCCGGTGTAGGAGCGGCGCAGGAGGTCGAACTGCGCTGCAGCGCCGGCGACCTTGTCGGGGAACACGGCGATCAGATGCCCGCCGCCGATGGTCTCGGTTCCCGTGCTGCCGAACTTCTTGGCGCTTGGTCCAGGGTACATGGCCCCTGGGTTGTTCGTGCGGATCGATGCTGGAATCACGTCGTCCCCCTCGGTTTCACGCGATTTCACGCGGTTCCCGTCAATTTCCGTCAGTTGCCGGCGTCACATCCGGCAACTGACGATGTCACAAGCTAAGTTGTTGATTTTTCTACATGCCGAAGCCGGAATCGTCTTCCATCAGGCCGATTTCGGCTTGGCGTCAGTCGCACCCCTTGACGGATCTTGGTGGATCTTGACGCTTGACGTCACTTCCGCCCGAAGAACCCGCTTCGCTGCGGTGCAGCATGGTCGGACAGCTCCGTTCTCACCCACTCCAGAAGGTCGGCAAGGTTCGTGCACGCTGCCGTTTCACGGTAGCCGCCTTCCACGATCGTCGATGACGAATCCTGACCTTGACGCCCGGCGGATCGTGATCCCGTCGTCAGGGGAGATCACACGGGGGGATGTGAAGATGCGGGGGAGCTCGTCGGACATCAGCAGCCGACCAAAACCGCAGCGCCAAGCACCAGGACGATGAGAATCGTCGCCAGGATCACCACGCCGCCGACGATCGCGATATCGTCGCTTGGGACGCTAGACTTGTGCACGGTCATGCCGGACGGGCAAGAACCGCCTCCGCCGTCGCCATAACGGCGGAGGCGTGCGCGTTCAGCCAGTAGGAGATCCGCTGATCTCTGGTCTGGCCGGTCCGCGCCGCGTCCCGGTCCATCACGACACGGCAGGCGTTCGCCACGGTCTCGTCAGGTGACGAGCAGCGGGCGGCGATATCGGACATGTTCGAGACGATCGTTGCGGCCGTCACCTCCTGGAACATCGCCAGGAGCGGAGAGATATCGAGCTGGTCCTGGCCCTCGGCGATCGTGCCGCCCTGGCCTTTAGGTATGGTCCAATGCACGTCAGCCATGTAGTCCGCAGGCGGTGCCGCTTCGAGACGAGAACTTGCCTCGTGCAACGCCTCGCGCGTTTTCCGCAGCACGTCGACCAGGTCGACGCCGGGTTTGCCGACCTGAATCATTGCAGCCTGCCGCACGAGCGAGAGGCGCGTCCCGTACTCGTGAGCGACGACGCGAGCCGAGACGTGCGCCGCGATGCGATCCTCAACAGGCACGCCGTAGAGGTCAGCCTCGCGCTGCAACACGCCGCGACAGTGCGAGGCGATATCCAAGTCCTGATGCGAGCAGCGGAGCGCGATCTCGGCGAGAACCTCGCGCTCCTGATTGAGAGCCGAAGAGCCGAAGACACGCCCCCACAGGCTCGCGAACCACGCGGTGACCTGCTCGACGGCAAGCTCTCGCGTGATGCCGCCGGCAACGAACACGGCCCCCGAGGCGTCTTGGAAGGCGTCGCTATGATCGGGCGGGGTGTTAGAGCGGATGTAGGTTTTCCCGGCGACCGCCAGAACCAGCGTATCGGGAGAATGGGCGATCGCGCTGGCGGTCGCGATGTCGGCGTGCGTGATCATCGTGTCACCGGTAAAGGTTGATATACGGGGCGAGAGCGGCGGCCATCTTCGCGTATCCCTGTGCGGACAAGTGGATGTTGTCGCTCGTCCAGTCGCCCGACGTGACCTGCCCGGCCCAATCGATCCATTGGCCGCACTTGACCGGCAGAAGCGCGGCATGAATCGCGGCATTGCGGGCCGCAATCTCGGCGTTCATGACGGCAGCGCCGCCGTAGTTCGAATACCCAGGGCCGACCGGCAGAATGGCTTGCACGTAGGGCGCCACCCCGGCATCGCGGCACGCGGCGACAATCGACAGGATGTTGTCGACGGTCTGTTGCCGCGTAAGTCCAAGCGGGTAGTCGTTGACGCCGCCGAGGATCATCACGGCCTTTGGCTTCTGGCCGATCAGAGCCGAGGTGCGCGCGAACATGCCCGCCGTCGTGCTGCTCCCGGCTCCGGCGTTGAACGTCGGCGAGAAGTCGAGGATCGCCTGCGACGAGTACGGCGCCTGATCCATGAACCAGGTGATGCTGTCGCCCAGCAGCCCGATGCCGGATTGCCCCGCAGGCGGCATATGCGTCTCCTCGCTACCGCGTCACGCCGGCCCGTTCGTGATCTGGTCGCTGCTGTCGATGTTCGTCAGCGTCCAGTCGAGGTTGTTTCCGCTCGTGTCGTTGCCGAGATCGGAAGCCGTCTCGAAAGCGAGCTTGACGCCGTTGGTGCCGTAGGTGCCAGAATACGTCACAGGACTGCCGCCGGAATAGAAGCTGCCAACCGCCGGTAGGTCTCCGTCGATGTAGTGGACGAGCGCAATGTCCGCTGCCAGGAACCGCGCCGCCGTGTCTCCGCCCCGACCGATGTAGTGCGCGGCCGTACTGTTGAAGGCATAATCTGTGCCCGTCACGATGGAACTGCGGTTGTCCGTTGCCATCGATGTTAGCGCGCTGCCGTCCAGCCAGATCAGCGCACGATTGCTCGCCGTGGCGTTGTCCGTATCCCAGTGCAAGAGGATGTGATGCCAGCCTGACGTATCCGTTAGCGTGCCGTTGGTAGCGAAGAAATCGACGCCGCCGCCACTAGCCAAGGTGAGCTGGTTTGAGGCGTTGAAGCGCAACTCCTGTCGCGTGACGTTAGTTGCTCCGGTGCCGGCCGCGAAAATGGTTTGCACCGTGCCGGTCGTATTGCGCCGGACCCAGATCGACACCGCCGCCTTGCGGCGGTTGCCGGCCGAGCCCGGCGTGCGGCTCAACTGCTCATCGCTGCCGTTGAGGGAAACGCCGTAGCTTGTTGCGGAAGTGGCGCGTCTCGCCCCAAACCCGACCAGATGCGTAGCTGCAAAGCTCATGCGTCGGTGCTCGCGTCTGTTGTGATGTAGAGCGTCACGCCGTGCAAGCGCGCATCGATGGCCATCGTGTCGGACCCGTCTGACGGAACGCGCTTGACTTGGAAGACGACCCAATCCTCGGCCGCTGGCGTGCCGCCGATCGTAATGGCGGACGTGGCGCTGGTGACGTAGATGTCATTTGTCGTGCCACCCGTATCGGCGACCTGCTGCGCTGTTCCGAATGCCGTATCACCCGCATCATCGTCTGAGAGTGCGATGGCTTCAAGAGCCCAGACGACGCCAAAGTTTGTTGTAGTCGACGCGTGCGACCATGTGAATGCCGCGGTCACGGTGCTTTCGTTCCACGACTTCGGCATGCGAATCGAGAACTGCGCGAACTCCTGCGTTGTCGTGTCGAAATCGAGCGTCGCGAACATTATCTTGTTCGTCGTCGTCTCGACGGTCCCAGCTGCGGCGCCGTTGGTCGTCCGGGAGATCATCGCGGACGCTGGAATGTAGATCGTTTCCTTTCCAACCTTCTTGACGATCGTGCCCTCAACAGCGAGCTCGCCCGCTGCGGACCGCGACAACGTCGTGTCTGAGGCGTTTCCGAGTTCGATCGTCCCGGCCGTGTGCGTGGCCGACGTCGAGTTCATAGAAACCGTGACGCCCTCGACGGCGAGCACGCCGGCCGAGGAGCGCGAAAGCGTCGTATCCGTCGCGTGGCCAAGCTCGATTGTGCCCGTGCTGACCTTCGCCGACGTTCCGTTCGAGAAGTCGCTTGCGATCGTCACGGCTCCGGCAGCCGTCATGCTCAGGCCGGTGACAGCCGACGAGAAATTCGCACTCGCCGTGGCAACGCCATTGATGATGATGTCAAAGGTCGTCCCGTCCCACTGGGCGTAGAGACCCTTGACGCCAGCCCCCGAGTTTTTCAGCGTGTTGGCGGTCGAGGAATGCTCCGCATGCCACGCCACGAATGGCGCGCCGCCGCC